CCGAGATGAAAAAGTGGCTGTACGCACCCAAGACTTTTTCTGCTCACCCCTGGACCGACCCACCGCTAGCGTCATCCCTCAGATGGATGATGATGATCGCAACAGCAATGTTGACGTATCAGACATCAGCGAAAGATCACCTTTCGTCCCAACAACATCTCGCAAAGACAACGCAAGAATGCCTGGAGAAATTGACCCAGACGTTTCAGAAATAAACGCCCTTCGCGCTACTCGCGCCTCTCACTGGAAACGAGTTGCTAATCACTTCACCCCCAATGATTATCTTCCCGTAGCTACCAACGCTCTAGTAGAACGACGCAAGAAAGCTGCCAATCGCGTTGCTTTTAAAATTCGCCAACAAGACGGCATTCCCCAAGGAATGAACGTCAAAAATATTTCCCCCCATCTTTTGCTTAACAACAAAGATTCTCGAACAATTGAACAACGAATATTCGATTTTTCTTTGTCTCACAAATGCATTCATGGAAGAATGTTTAACGACTACGAAATCAGAGGAAATTACCTTCAACCCAAATGCGATCACATCTATGAACGCATTTCCGCCAAGAGCACTCTCAAGTGTTCTCGATGCGGTTGTTTTTGTGACAACGTTGAACGAATCTGTGGATGCCCTGCTCACCTTTGCCCTAAATGCAAAAAGTGTGAGTATTTTGTAGGGACATACAAATACGAAAACTCTCTTAAAGGAGATCAAACTATGCCGCTCACCAGCATTTTTGATCTTCATCGTGGTTCTATGCTCATGAAAGTGATGGAACTCCAAGAAGAACGTGGAGTTTCCCTCATGGATCGTAATGGTTTTTCATGGAAACTCTTTGACCTACCTCCTCTTCCCATCGAGGATTGGCTCGCGAAACACGTAAAGAACAAACTGACGATGAAAATCGTCCCAAAGTCTTACGCTTCTGCAGTCAAGAAAGTCGAACCTCAAGGACTCATTTCTGTTTTGCAGGAAGGAGTCTCTAAAGGTTTTGATTTAGTGGTCACCGCCTTCAAGAAAATCGCTGAATGGTTTGTTTCTATCACCATCGATTCTGTCAAAGAAACTTTTTGGAAGTATCTCTCCCTTGAGTCACCCATCCTGACTCTTTTTTGGAGAATGCTAACAGCTCTCGGCAGATGCACTCTCATGATGCTCGCCGAGCTCACTCCCCTGGAACACACTCTGCTGTCTTTTGCAGCTAGCTACAAAGGAGGTACTCGACTCACACTCTTTTATCTTACAGGAAAAGTTGTTGCGAAGCTTCTTCGCTACAACGGAATTGACGTTAAAATCAAGAATCTTTTCGAAAAAGTTCACGCTTTTTTTGACGATGTCGATTTCTCCTCCACCGTGGAATTTCATAGAAACGGTGAAGAAAAGATAAAGTTTAACACGAAAGTTGAACCTCAGGACGCTTCTGGTATTTTGACACTGTTGGCTTCTGTATTCACTTGCCCTCTTGGCAAGCCTCTTTACAAGTCAATCTGTTTGTTTTGCAAGGACATACTTCCCATCTTGTCCTGCTCTAACCAAGTGCTCAATCTTACTGGAAAAATTTGGATTTGGCTCAAGAAACATTCGGATATTTTGATATTCGGACTGACGCTTGGCTCACTGATGAGCTGCAAGATAAAGACTCCCCAATTCACAAGGTCTCTAACGCGGCCGCTGACGTCTTTTCTGCACAACTCACTGATGAGCCTACTCTCATCGCTCAGCATCAAGCTGTAGGAAAACGATTATTAGCTGAAGCTTCTCTGTACATCAAATCTGAGAATCGATACGATAACATCTCAATTCGATATCTCAATGAACTTCAGAAAATAATTGAACAACCCCTCCCCCCCAGTTCTCGTGCTCACGAACCTCTTTGCATAAAATTGGTTGGAAAACCAGGTGTTGGTAAGTCTTATACTTATCGAGCCCTGGTTGCTCCGATCTTTGGTTGCAAGAACAACGAAGAGGTCGACAAGCTTACTTACGCCAGAAATGGTGATAGTGAGTACTGGGACGGCTGCGCTGGTCGCCCTATTTGCTATTTTGACGATTTTGGACAAAACCGCCAAACAGAAACCGACTACAAAGAACTTATCGGTCTCTGTTCGAGTCATCCTTTTATGCCCAACATGTCTTCTCTGTCAGGGAAGTCAGCCAAAGGACAGACTTATGCGCCTCTTATTGTTGTGTGTTCAACAAACATACTGCAAGAGGTTCCAAACACTCTTCAAGATGCTGGAGCTCTGACTCGACGTTTCCACGTCACAATCTTAGTGGAAAAAATCAATGGACGCACGGTTTACACCCTGCATGGTCACCAGTTTAGTGACCCCAATTTGATTCTTAAATGTCGAAATAGTCAATATCCCCGAATGGACATTACTAAGGCTCAGGAGTTCATTTATGACCTCTATGCCCTTTTCAAAGAAGATCGGCAACAAGGAGTTCAAAACATTGAATCCCATTTTGGATTCAGTCTCCCCCCTCTTTTGAAAGCAACTGAAATGGGCTATGAATATCAAGCCCCTCCTCAGGACAGATCTACATACTATCTCAAGAATGATTTGGTAGACGTTAAAGGCAATCCTTTGCCTGTACTCCCAACTCCTTCTCGTGTAGATGAAAATGGATTTCCCTATCCACCAGTAGTTCACACAACAAAAGTAGATGTCCAGATGCTCTCAGAAATGGGAGGTATGTTTACAGACCTTCTATTTAAACATCGAAACAACATCTTTGGCGCAGGTCTTTTTGTATCAACATTGTGCTCTAAAGTTTGGCTATGGAATCGTATCATCAACGAAGACATGTCATACTGGAAAGCATATAAGACCTTTTGCAAAGCCATGTTGCTGCCCCTTTCGGTAGCTGTGGTCTGGTCCTGCGCTAAAATGTATTGGCCTGACACTGTCGAAGAACAATCTATGACTCACAAAGAACGAGCTGGAAAAGTAGTTCAAGTGGTGCATCAATCTCAAGATCAAATTGCATCTCTTCAAGCTATCATTCAGAAGAACATGTTTACTATCACTCTCAAAGGAGAATCGACGCGAACCTTAAACGGAATTTTCGTTAAAGGAACTATCGCTCTTCTCCCTGAACACATGTTCATAGATCCGGCATCATCAACAGCTGGATACTATCCTGATGGCACTGCTTTAGACATAGAACTCCCCTATCAAGAGGGAATTGTGTCTGTTTCATTCGAACGACAGAAACTGTATCCTGTTCGCTATTCGATAGATGAACAAGGAACTTGTGATGCTGTGCTCTATGAATTTCCTAGATCACAGTTTGCTGAACGACGAGACATTGTAAATAAATTTTGGGCAGGAGACTTTCCTCTTAACCACCGGAAATCCCTGTTCCTCGACTACGTCTCAAAAACTTTCGTATGGACGAAATGTGAAATGAATGGATTACAACGAGTCTCCTATGACATTGGAAGCAAGAAATATGCTCATGTCACAGCCATGTCCGACCATCCTGGTCGGAAAGGCGCTTGTGGTAGCCCCATAATGGACGCGGGACTTACATCCCCCTCACCCATTTTTGGAGTTCACATTGCCTGGGACAAATCAATATCACGTTCCATGGTTCTTCTTGTCACGAAATCGATGCTAGAAGCATCACTTCCTGACAGACTCTTCGTTTCACCCCCCACTCTCCAAGGCCCCTTGTGGACTGCGGAAGTGGAAGCGAATTCAGATACTCTAGTACATGGTTACCTCGAACATCAAGGTACTATGAAACGAGCATTGTATTCCCCAACGAAAACTCAACTTCGACCGTCGGAGCTCTACGACAAAATAGTGAAGCACACGACAGAACCTTCAGTTCTGTCAAACAACGACCCCCGAAAACCGCCCGATATTAACGTTTTTTATGATGGTATTCACAAACTTTCTGAACAACCTAAGGATTTTCCAAAGGAATCAATGGATCGAGCTGTTCAAGATATGAAGGACTTTTATAGTTCTCTCAAGACCAGTTCTCCTATGAGACCTCTCACATTGGATGAAGCCCTCAACGGCTCTCCTTTGTTTCCAGCGATCAACTCGCTCGACATGGATACATCCCCCGGATTGCCCTTCACTCAGATGGGCATAACCAAAAAAGAATTGTTTACCGTCTCTGACGACGGGCGACGACATCCTACCGCTTTGTTTATGGAATACTACAACCGAGACTGGGCGCTGATAAAACAACTTCAGTGTCCTGATTGGATCAACTCCTGTACTCTCAAAGATGAAAGACGACCTTTGTCTAAAATCTATGAGAAAACAAAATCCCGGCTTTTTTCAGTATGCAATCTCAACATGGTCATAATAGCTAAACAACTTTATGGACCGTTTATGCAACTCCTGATGGATAATCAAGATAAAGTTGCATACGCTGGTGGAGTGGACCGCCAAGGCGGTTCGTGGCACACTATGTTCTCTCAATTGACGAAAGTCTCTGACAGAGGATTTGGTGGTGATTACGCTTGGTATGATGGCAGACTTCCTAAAGAACTCATCTATGCTTGCATGGATGTAATGTTCTGCATTCTTACCAACCCAACACTCGACTGGACAAACGCTCATGAAGTACAAAAATACATCACAGGCAACCCAATGTATGCTATGTTTTGCGCCATCTTTTCAAAAGTTGGCTCCATTGCTAGTGGATGTTGGGTCACACAACTAATCGACACCCTCGTGAATGAACTTATGTTCAGGATCGCGTGGTATGAATTAGTCCCCACTCTGTACGCTGAAAGGCGCTGCTTCGAAAACTTCGTTGCCCAAAAAATCATGGGCGACGATAACGTCAACTCAGTTGTACCAATTCTCTTGAAATGGTTCAACGGACTTTCATACTCCAATTGGATTTCCCAATTTGGACTGGAGTTCACATCAGCTGACAAAACAGGCAAACCTTTGGCTTCAGAACCTCTTGAACAAATCTCTTTTCTGAAAAATAAAACCGGACGACTCAAGAACTTGTGGTGCCCTCTCATGGAGACGGACGCCGCACTCGAAACCCTAAATTGGATTCGCAAAACGCCTTATCTCACTCGAGATGAAGCAACTGAAGTCAATGCAAATTGTACTCTCAGAGCGATGTTCTTTTATGGGCCTCACACATTCAACGATCTTCGCGATAGGATCCTTCAACAAAAACCGATATATCGCCTCCTTCCTTATGGATACCTCTACCGGACTTTCATGACTTACGGCTGCTTTCCTGGGTCTCAACACGGAGTAGCTTCACTCTACGACACCCAAGACTCCCCACTTACCAAACACCCTGATGAATTTAAGGATATACGTATAGTGGAGACACTCTCAATGGCAAACAAACAAGTAGAAGCACAAATGAACGAAGAAAACGACGACTGGACTAAACTTACCTGCTCAGGTAAAGTTTATTATGGCAAATACGGAAAATGCGAAGCATGCAATCTCAAATTCGATTCAACGAATAGATTCATAGACCACCTCGTTTCAACGCACTACATCAGTGTGAACGAGCTTGGCGCTAGCATCGAACAAACAATCAAAACCGGATCGATACATCAACTTCGATCATGGTACGATGACATCCGAAAATACCTCACGACTAAGAACAAGTTGGAAGTGAAATCCCTTCTAGTTCTCCGAATTCTGGACGAAAACCCCTCAATGATGGCCGATTACTACGGCGTCATAGGAGACATGATTCACGCAGTGAAGAGCGGTAATTTTGATTCTATCAACAAAAATAGACGAACCGCTCCACTGGTGATCGCTACACCAATTATGGAATCAGAGCCAATGAAGACCGGCCGCCCTCTCGAGGGTAAAATGACTTCTCTCTACACTCGTGGAGAACCAACCCAACTCTTTAAAGCACAAATTCTCATCGTGCTTAAGGACAACCCTGCGACTTTGTCGCAACTCTCAAGGATCGAATTCACTCGACTCTTCGGTGAGCTGGTTTATTTAGAACAAATGCAGCGAGCCGAAGAAGCTAAATTGCGAATGACAACCATGGAATACATTCACTCCGTCACGGAGGGTTTGAACTGGATAGTCAATTATCGCGATGGACCATCAAACGAGCCAATCGACCCCTATGAGTTTCACTCAGCTTTCGATGAAAGACGAGTAGAGCCGCAGATGGATTCAAAAGATCCTCATTCTAACGTTTCTGCTCCTGCTAAAGTCGAAAACGCTCCCAAGTCAGTGAGTACGACGAACAAATCACCGTTGTCGGAACCTGGCAAGGAAGCCTCAACCAACGAAAACAGACTGGGGTACGTAGTAGCCGAGAAAGGAGCAACAGAAACCGTAGCTCCCATTATTCCCGGTGAAGGATCCCACATCCCTCTTCGCGCCCAGCTCGCCATGAATGACGTAGACTGGACACTCGAGAAAATGCTGTCAAAATGGAATCAAGTAGGAATCTACACCTGGAATCTCACTGATGCTCAAGACGCAACTCTCGCCAATCTTAAAGTGCCAGGAGATCTACTGACCAACCTTGTAGCCGCCTCGCC